TATATGGTTGACGCTAATTATTCAGATAGTGGCGATACAGAATATGTTGCTAAAGTGGTTTATGATTTATCAGATCCATACGCTAAAGAAGAAGGATATGTAGAACTTGATTCAAGTGCTGAAGAAGTTACTAAAACACCATATACAGCAAACGAAGGAATTTAACAAAGGAGAAACTATGATAGAAACAATAGCAACAATTGACATTTTAAATTTGGCAATTGATAAAATAGATGACGGTAAAATTGCTGATGCCAAAGATGACTTAATTACTTTTAGAGATAAGTTACAAAAAGAAGTAGATGAGTTTGATGAGTGGGCTAAAACACAATCAGATATTGATACCGCATTACAACTAGAAGCAGAAGGAAAATAATATGGAGATGATACTATTAGCATCTATAATTTTAATATTTGCTATATTGATAACATATTCAGCTGAAATTTATTTGTATCTTAGCTTGATTTTAGGATCTTTAATTGAAGATATTAAAAATAAAATAGATTCAATCATAAGTAGAAAAAAATAGATGATGTACTAGTCGTGGACGATTCGAAATGTCAATTCTCGGTCATCCTCGGTTGAAAAAAATGATAAAAAACGTTGATTATATAGGGTTTTTTAAATGCTTGACAAAACCATTGTTTTCCTATATGATATATGATATTAACTTAAATTATGAAAGGACGTGACTATGCCGCAATCAAATTTTAGATACGATAAAGAAACTTTATTTAAAGAGTTTAATGTCGCTAAAGAATCAGACATAAAATTATCTAAAAAGAAAACTTTAGATGAAAGAGAAACTGATATTTACAAAAATCGTATTCAGTTTTTTAAAGACCACATAGAACTAAAAAAAACAAATCCTGAAGTGTATGAATATGTTGATGTAAAGTTTGACAACTTACTTAAACTATATGAAACACCAAATCCACGTGATGCTTTTTACAGATCAATTTTTGGAAAATCTTATGCTGAAAAAAGAGCTGAATCATCAGAAATTAATTCAACCGAAGAATAATAATGGGATTGATTTACACACATAATACGAGTGGTGCTATTCGTAAACTTCGTAGAAAAAAACCTACGAAGTCTTATGTGTCGGCACTTAAAAAACATATTCAATGGTTAAAAAGTATCGGTTTAAATGTAAATCAAAATGGTAAAATTATAATTGCTAAAAGACAATCAACTAATATTTTAGTAAATGAAGAAAGACCAAAACAGAATTTTGTACCACAACCAAAATCAAATCCTGTCATAGGTAATGGTGGTACGAAAGTAGATACTAGATGGAAACTAGAAATCAGTAAACAGTATTCTATCTTACCAGCATATAATAAAGGTCCTTATATGGTGGTATCAAAAGGCGACCTAAAAACTGCTGGGAGAAAAGTATGAGAACATTAATGTTTCTAACAATCATAACTCTTATGACTATGGCAATAGCCAAGTCCGAAGATACAATTGATGTTAAAGTAAAAAACTATATTGTAAATGAATGGAATGATATTAAAGAATATCAACAAGTAAATTGGCAAAAAGGTAAAGAACAGACTAATAAAAATTGGGAAACTATTAAATCATTTTTTAATAAGGTGAAAAACAATGTTACACAAGATTAGTGATTTTTGTAATAAAATAGATGTTATAAAAGAAATGTCTGATAAACTAAGAGTGATGAAATATAGTCGACCAAAAGCAAGTGACGAAGACATTAATAATTTAATAGTGGATATACAATCAGAAATGTATGTACTTTCACAAGACAAACAAAAATATGAAAAAGATAATAATATTAATATTGCTGACGATACTTGTTAGTGGTTGTAATGCTAATAGATCACAAGTAGGTGCTGTTATGGGAAGTGTAACTTCATCAAGTAGTTGTGTTGCTATGGGTGTGAGTGATCCTTATGCTATCAGTGCTTGTACATTAGTAGGTGCTTTTGCTGGGGCAGAAATTTTATATAATTCAGATTATGATGTACACAATGCTGTGTTTGTAGATCATTTAAATACAAATCCAGGTAACAAACCATCTTATACTAATTGGTTTAATTCTAAAACAGGAAATTCTGGTATAATCAAAACACAAAGTTCCTACTTAAAAGGACCTATTAAGTGTACAGATTATTCAGCAACAGTTGATATAACTCAACAATGGCCGCTGATAGGTATTGGTGGTGTAAATAGAAAAATGATATTTGGCACAGCGTGTCAAATGCCAGACGGACAATGGAAGGAGTTGAAAAATGGCTAATCAATGGGAATATAAAATAAGAGAGTTAGAAACTCAAAAACAAGAATTAGAACAAGAAAAAGAATATGTGATGTCACAGGAAAAATTAGATTTCCTTGATGAACAAATTACAGACTTAGAACATAGTATAAAAATTGTAAAGGGCTATGAATAAAAAGAAAAGAAGTTATTTAAAAGACAGTTTGTTTTGGTATATTATAATCATAACAGTATTTTGGTTTAGTATGATTTTTTGGGGTATATCAAAAGCAGATGAAGTTTTATATAACAAAATTAAAACAATACCACCTGAAGATGTAAATGGACAATATTGTTATGTTAAAGTAATTATAAAACAAGAAGGTGAGAATATTGTTAAAGAAGAAATTTTGGAGTGTGCTGATGGCAAACGAGGTCCTGAAACACCAGGATATTGGGAGTTATTTGCTGAATTTTATTATCATAATGTAAACACTCCAGAATACTGTCGATATTATAGTCGACCAAACCACGCTTTTAAGTCGTTCGGAAAAGTGTGTTTACAACAGAACGGTGATTGGGAGGTAAAATGATTAAAAATATAATCATTATCTCATTACTACTTGTAATTATATTAGGTTGGAGTGCTGATGATTTCTTAAATTATATATCTTTGGCGCTTGACAAATTGAAAGAAGTAGTGTATTATATACAGAATGAGGTCAAATAACTATATGATGAAAACAATAAAACTACTTACAGTTGTAGTCGCTGGTTTATTACTGGCAAACTGTAGTTCCAAGTCTTATAAAATTAAAAGTGAAGATGGTAAGACTTTAGATACGGTTCCAAGTTGGTATATGGCTAATTATAATGAGTCAAAAGCTTGTGATCTAAAAGTATTTAATTCAAAAGATAACGATAAAATGTGTATCTTTGGTGTAGGTACTGCCGTATCGCCTGACTTAAATCTATCAATTGAAAAAGCAAAAATGATTGCTAAAGCTGAATTGGCAGATATTATTAAAGGTGAAATGAATAAACAATCAAAACAATTCATAACTGAATTAGGTAAAACTAATGTTAAAACAGTTGTAAGTGAAGTTGAATCTACACTTGTCAATGTAATTAAAAATACACCTGTAAGAGGTTATGAAATATTTGAGCAAGATGTGACTTTAACAAAACAAGGTTATTATCGTGCTTGGGTAGGATTAAGATTGCCAATGGGTGAGTTTAATAAGATGTATAACTACACAATAGAAGAAGTTGTGGATGCTTATAAACTTAAAGAAAAAGCTAATCAATCTTATAAAGAAGTATTAGGAAACGGTAATGGAGATAATAGTTTACAGTAAAAATAATTGTGTCTATTGTAACAAGGCTAAGTCTTTGTTGAAAAATCTTAGCCTTGATTACACCGAAAAGAAAATGGAAGATTATCCTTCTGTTGATGCTTTGTTAGAAGATATTGGTAAAAAAGTAAGAACTATGCCACAAATAAAAATAGATGGTGTATTAGTTGGTGGTTACAATCAATTAATAGAATACTTTGCTGATAAAGGTAAAGTAAATTTTAAAGGCGAGATTATTAGTGAGTGAAAAAATTATACTTTTTCCACTTGACCGAATAAAGAATAAAGACAAAGTTGGTCCAAGTGATACAAGTAAACAACAAAAAAGAATTGAACAACAACAAACAAAAGATTTTGTTGAGGCAGCCACAGACGATATTGCCTTGAACTTATTAAGAAACTTTGTTGACTTGGCAATTAGAACAAATAACGAAAAGTTTACAAAAGACTTATCCTTATTAGTTGATGTTATGAGAGGATTAATTTATAGAGATTTTGGTCACTATCATCCAGCACAAGATTTATCAGATAAAATTGTATCTGTTTCTATTGATAAATCAGGACAACAAGTAGCAAAATTAGATTATAGTAAAGTGATTGATAAGAAACATAAAATTCATAAACCATTAAGTCCAGATATTACAAATGAATTAGAGGGATTAGATAGTAATATAGACTTTGACTCAGATTTTACCTTGCCAGATGATGACAAGTAAAAACAAAATTCCTAGTGGAATCGCCTTCGCAGGTTGTAAAATAGTGAATGTGAAAAAAAGGAGAAATATAATGTTAAATTATATCAAAAATATGTTCTCAAAAGACGAATTAGTATTCGTTGCTAACAAAAAGAGAACAACTACCGAAACTAGAGGTAGAAAGAAACTTTCTAAAAAACAGAAAGTTTTAAATCTTTTAGCAAAAGGTGAAAACGTTGCTTGGAAAACTATTCAAAGTAAATTTGATTTAGAATCACCAAGAGCGATGATTGATACTTTAAGAGCCGAAGGTTATATGATCTATGGTAATAAAGTAAGAGGTCAAAAAGTGTACAGATTAGGTACACCTACAAGAGCTATCGTAGCTGCTGGTATTCAAGCACTATACGGTACAAAGTTTAGATACAACAATCATAAAGTTGCTGTAAATAAATCAGACTTAGCACCAATTGACGCCTAGTCTATGGAGTGGTGGCGAGAAATCGCCACCACAATTCAAATGTTTATGAGTGAATTTAAAAACGGTATTTTTAGACTATTAAAGAAACTAGGTACAACTAGTATTGGTCGTGCTATAGTTTACACAATAGGTCACATCTTAATTGCTATGACTTGTAATAGATTAATTACAGGTGCTGATTGGGCATTAGCAGGTGCTGATGCTATTATAGAACCTATAATTAATGGTATATGGTATTATGTACTAGATAGAACTTGGAGTAAAAATGGCAAATTATTTTAAAGTATCTCCTAAATGGAAAAAGTCCATTTTTGAATATACAAGATATGAAAATGATGATAATACAAAATCTTTTGTAACGGAAGAAATGTATCGTTGGGGACATTGTATTATAAAAGTAGAAAATGATGAAGAACTATCTGATATTATAGGTGATCCTACAGATAGTGGTAATGAATTTGAATTTGACCATAATATGGTAGAAGAACAAGAAGTTGACGATCAATGTTCTTTTTATTTTCAGAATTGTAAAGGTATCCTAGAAGAAGAATTAGATGAAAAATATGAAGAAGATGGATATGAATACTTAGAAAAAAATTATGGTGACCCTACAGATTTTTGGACAATATATCAAGGCGAATTAGATGTAACAGATGTAACAGATGAATGGACTAAATGATATTAGTTGATTTAAACCAAGTATTAATTTCAAATTTAATGGCACAGACACGTGGTAAATCAGATGTCAAGCCAAATAAAGAAATGATACGACATATGGTAATCAACTCATTAAGAGGTTTTAATCTTAAATTTAAAGAAGACTATGGTAAAATGGTCTTATGCTCAGACGCTGGTAATCCTTGGCGTAGAGATTTCTTTCCTAATTATAAACACGCCAGACGAAAAGGTAGAGTTGACTCTGCTACAGATTGGGACTACATATTTACAGTTATTACGGAGATAAAAAATGAAATCGCTGAAAACTTTCCTTATGTTGTTATGTACGTTGAAAGGTGCGAAGCTGATGATATTATTGCTACTTTGGTTAAGCATTATAATACTACTGAGTCTATAATGATTATATCAGGTGACAAAGACTTTATACAATTACAAAGATATAATAATGTTAAGCAATACTCACCTATTCAAAAGAAGTTTGTTGAAGATAGTGACCCTATAAAATTCTTACAGGAACAGATTATTAAAGGAGATAGGTCAGATGGTATACCTAATATTTTAAGTGAAGATGATATATTTCTAACAGATAAGAAACAATCACCTATTACAAAGAAAAGATTAGAAGAATGGTTAGACATAGAAAATATACCATTAGGCAGTGAAACTAAGAAATATTATGAAAGAAACAAGAAATTAATTGATTTAGACCAGATACCTGGCATAATTCAAAATGAAATCCTGTCTAAATATAGACAGTATGAAATACCAGACAGGTCCAAACTGTTGCCGTATTTCATTGAAAATAAATTGAAGTCCTTGATGGAAAATATTAGTGACTTTTAATGAACATACGTATGGAGAAATATAATGGTACAAGATAATCCAAATCTAATATCCAGAAAAGCTATGACTGCTATGTCTAGTACAGCAGGTTCAGGTCGACCTTTAGTACACGAAATATTTACGAAAGTAAATAACGCTAAAGATAAACCTAAGAAGATTGCCGTACTAAGACAGTATGATAGTCCTGCTTTGAGAATGTTAGTCAAAGGTGCTTTTGATCCTAAAATAGAGTGGGAATTACCACCAGGCGAACCTCCGTTTATACCAAACGAGGCACCTGAAGGTACCGAACACACTTTATTAGAGAATGAAGCTAAGAAGTTATGGCATTTTGTTAAGGGTGCCGATCCTAAATTAAATAGTTTAAAAAAAGAAACTATGTTTATTCAAATATTAGAAGGTCTACACGCTAACGAAGCACAAGTCCTTTTGGATATTAAAAATAAGAAACTTAACAAAACTTACAAAGGGTTTTCCGAATCAGTTGCTAAAGAGGCATTTGGTTGGAATGACAATTTTGTCACCCCATAGTCAAAAATAAGGGGGTGTGCTAGAATAGCGCCCCCTTAAATCGTTGATTTTACTCACTTTTTTAACCAATTTTTTAGTTGACAAATACAGTTTTCTGGTGTATATTATAGAAATAAATATAACAAAGGAAACATTATGAGATATTTGATAACTTTAGCCACTATTTTAGGAATGATTATGTCGTTTCTAATGTGGGGTTTTAAAACTGCTAATGCTGGTGAAGAATACAACAAGGCAGTTATTGGTCACGTTATACAGTCCAAAGCGAATGGTACAAACGTTGATGTGAGTAAACTGATGGAAGGTGAGTTAGAAAAACTTGCTCATCAATTTGTTATAGAATCTATTAGTATATTACAAGCTTATTTACCTGCTATATTAGAT